CTGACGAAGTAGGTATAAAGACTAAAAACTTAAATATTTGGTGCGATACTTCGCAGGTATGGATTCCTGATGAATATATTCTAAAGGCAACAGGAAAGGTAGAGTTTGCAGCTTTTCAAAACGAGGAGTGTTTCATTGGTGTTGACCTCGGTAGTACTCAGGATATGACAGCGGTTAGTTATGAGTTCTTTAAAGAGGGAAAGAAGTATTTTAAAGTTAAGTATTATCTACCCTTTGAAAGCCTGAAAACAGCAGTCAATAGAGAGATGTATGCACAATGGCATCGCATGGGATGGCTGACAATCACCCCGGGAAATGTAACGGATTATAATTATATAACTAAGGATATAATTGAGGCTTCAAAAATAGTTTACATTTTTAAAATTTATTACGATAAATGGAATGCTAACCAGTGGGCTATCAATGCTACGGAGGTAGGACTTCCGCTTGAGCCGTTCAGTCAGTCAATAGGAAACTTTAATTCCCCTACAAAAGAACTTGAGAGATCAATTCTGAGTGGGGACGCTGTGATTGATGACAATCCGATTACAAGGTTTTGTTTCCGTAACGTGGTTATGCGTATGGATTACAATGCAAATGTTAAGCCGGATAAAAGCAAAGCAACTCAGAAGATTGATGGAGTGATTGCAATGATTCAATCTGATGCAGCTTGTGTATTAAGGAATGAAGGAGTCTATTTAGGAAATATCTACTAATGAAAATATTTGGCTACGATATTAAAAAAGAAGAGAAGCGGAACATTACGATAGGTCCGACAAATAACTTAGGACTTCCCTGGGGTGGGACGACGACCTCAATGACTGCTACTCAATCAATGAAACTTTCTGCGGTTTATCGTTGTGTAGATGTTAAGAGTTCGGATATTGGAGCCATGCCTTGGGATGTGTTTACTTACAAAGGCGATCTGGAATGGGTGAAAGATGATAGTCATTTTTCCTATTCAATGCTCAATGTACAGCCTAATCCTACTTGTTCTTCCTTTACTTTCTGGAAAACATTTACAGCTAAAGTGGAACTTGAAGGCAATGCTTATGCAAAGATTTCGCGGGATGGATTCGGCAATCCTACCGGATTAGCATTATGCATGGGTGCTGTGACTATGTATATTATGCCAGACTTGACGGTTAGATATTTACACGTTAATCCTTATACGAATATAGACGAGATGATTGAGGGAGATGATATGATTCATGTTCTTAACTTCTCTTATGATGGACTTCTTGGTGTTTCCACTCTTACCCATGCCGGAAATATAACAGGCTTAGCACAGTCAGCAGACGGGCAGGCAAAGGGTTATTATGCCAATGGGGTGAACATGAACGGGATTGTTTCTGTTCCGGGGCTTATAAATTCAACTAAAGCAACTCAGTTAAAAACTGACTGGTCTAACTCTGTGGCTTTTAATTCAACTACTGGAATCGGAGGTGGCGTTGTTGTTTTGGAAGGAGGCGCAACTTATACACCTGTTCAGGTTAACCCGAAAGATGCACAGATGTTGGAGACAAGGGTTTTTAATGTTATTGATATTTGCCGGTTCTTTGGTGTTCATCCTTCTAAGGCTTTTGATATGTCAAGTGCCGCTTACGCCAGTTCAGAGAGTTACCAGCTTTCTTATATAACTGACACATTAACACCTTTGGCAATTAAAATAAGTAACGAAGTTAATCGAAAACTTTACAGGCCGAGCCAAAGAAAAAGGACGAAAGCGATTTTAAATATAAGGGAATTACAATCAGCAGACTTAAAAACATTGGCTGAATACTTCCTTAAAATGTTTCAGGTCGGGGCTTATTCTCCTGATGATATTTGCCGGGCTTTGCACTTACCGCTCGATCCCGGAGGTAAAGGAGGCAAGCGATATGTTCAGGTGAACTTAGCGGAACTTGGCAAAATACCTGATCCGGTACAAAATAAAAATACTAATGTTGTAAATGACAATACAAATGGAAAAGGAAATTAGAAGTATAGATCCGGTTGATGCAGAAGTTAGGGCAACCCGAAGAGGGAGAACGGTAACGGGGAGGGCTATTGTTTTCAACAAAGAGTCAAGAGACCTGGGTGGATTTACTGAAATTATACACCCTGAAGCAATGGATGGCATTATTGAAAAGGCTGATATATTGGCTCTTTTAAATCATAATTTAGACAGGGGTGTTCTTGCAAGGTCAACTAATGGCAAAGGAACATTAACTCTTACTATTGATGCGATGGGTGTTAATTATGAATTTGACGCACCGGACACTCCTCTTGGCGATGAAGTATTATCAGGGATTAGAAGAAATGATATAAGGACATCTTCTTTTGGCTTCGCTCCATTGCCAAATAATGCTGAATTTCAAAAATGGGAGAAAAGATCAGATGGATCTTATTTAAGGCATGTAAAAAAGTTTGTAGATATAGTTGACGTTTCTCCGGTATGGAGAGAGGCTTATATTGATACCACAGCGGCAGTAAGAAGTCTTGTGGATGAAAAAACGAGTGAAGCAGATAAGAAAATAGCAGACCTGGAAGAAGAGCTAAGGAAAAAACCTCCCTCTGATTCTACCAATGCCGACATGCCTAAGATGTCGAAAAAAGATGAGGCAAAAAAAATGATGGAAGATGGCAAGGCAATGATGGAAAAAGGCCAGAAGATGATGGATGCTGCCAAAAAAATGATGGGAGAATCCAAAAGCCTGCCAATTCCAGAAAAAGACTTGAGAAATTATTTTAAGGAAATTGATGAACGAATTAAAAAAATGTAAAAAATGAAAGAATTAACACTTTTGGAATTAAGGGATAAGAGGGGAACTTTCGTTGAAGATAACGAAAGGATCTCTGCAAAAATCAAGGTGGAAAACAGGGAATTAACACCTGATGAGAAAACCTACTTTGATGAGAATGTGAAAAATGCCGCTGACCTTGAGGTTATGATCCTTGAGAAAGAAGAACAGCGTAAAATGCCGGCAATGAAGGTAAAAGAAAACCTTGAAGAAGGAAAGCCTTACAGTTTGTTTCGTGCTATTAACGATGAGCTAAATCACAAAACACCGGAAGCGCCTGCCGCAGCTATGAACGCCGAGGGAATGGAAGAGTTCAGAAAATCGAACATTAATGTTGAAGGTTCTATTGTACTTCCTACTGAATCGAAAATCGTAACCCGTACTGCAATCGTGGCAGGCGGAACAACTACTGGTGGGTATATTGTTGCAACTGATAAAAAGACTGTGCTCCCTCCGCTTACCAACTACCTGGTATTGACTAAGGCAGGAGCAACCTACCTTACAGGCCTTGTGAATAACATCTCAATACCTACTTATTCAGGGATCACTGTTGCATGGAAAGAGGAAACTGTTTCTGCTGCTGACGGAGCAGGAACATGGGGGAAGGTTGATCTGTCTCCAAAGAGACTGACCGCTTATGTTGATGTTTCAAAACAATTTCTTATACAGGACTCAGTAGGGGCTGAGGCAATGCTTTATGCAAACATCGCAAAGGCTGTTGCTGCAAAGCTTGAATCCACAATTCTAGGTGCCGGTGAAGGAAGTTCCGTATCTACTCCTCAGGGTTTATTCTGGGGTGCCTATACCGCATCAGCAACAACTTTCAACTGGGCTAACATAGTTGCCCTTGAGACAAACGTTGACGGGAATAACGCGCTGGTTGACAATATGGCATATATCACAAACGCTAAAGGTCGAGGATTGGCAAAAACAACTGTCAGAACAGCAACTTATGGCGAACAGATGATCATGGAGAACATGACAATTAACGGCTACCCGGTTTATGTTTCCAACGGAGTACCTAAATTGACAGACTTCTCAACAACTACCGGAACCGGGTTTATCTTCGGTAACTGGTCAGACCTTATCATTGGTCAGTGGGGAGGTTACGATCTTACAGTCGATCCATATTCACAGGCTATTTATGCTAACGTACGCTTGGTTATTAACTGCTATTTTGATGCAAAGGCAGCACGTACTGAGTCGTTCTCAGCTGTACACATGGTATAATGGCATACGTCACTCTTGAACAGGCAAAGGATCATCTGAGAGTAGATTTCGATGATGATGATATTTATATCGGTGATCTGATTGATGTATCTGAGGCTTCAGTTGCAAATGAGATCGGTACTACTCTTTTGTCTAACGAGGTG